GATATTCAGTTTTTAGGTTGTTTCTTCATCGAAGAAGCTAGCTAAGATCCCAGATTTTCTTGCTATCATAGAGACTAGGGGCGAGGGTGGTCTTATTAAGTGCTACCCATCAGAGGGATATAAGCTACTACAAGGCTCTTTCGAGAACATACCAATCATACAGCCAGAGGAGAGGCTATCACTGTTTGTGTCGGCTAAGATGCTGAACCAGACTATAGTCAAGGACGCCTCTAAGCGTATGAGGTCTGAGGATAGGAAGAAGTTTGATAAGTTCCCTGAGTATAACAACGACCCTGCTATTGGTATAGAGATACTGGAGAAGCATGGTTGGACTGTGTGGAATGAGGACAGTGACTGGATTAACCTAACAAGACCTAACAAGACTGAGGGTATCTCAGCAGGGTATCATAAGGAGGGTAAGTTCATATACGTGTTCACATCATCACAGGACACGTTTGATGAGGAGAAGCCTTACAACAACCACGCTATATTTGCTGAGCTTGAGTGTGACGGTAGGTATGACATGGCTTACGCTAAGCTATATGAGCTAGGCTACGGGTTAGAGGACGCTAAAGAGCCTAAGAAGCTTAAGGTTGAGGAGGATGCCGAGGACTGGGACGAGCAGTTAGATACACTATCATTCCTTTCAGACGATATCGAGGAGAACTCCTACCTAGACCAAGCCAGAAAGGGCGAGGTTAGCTTAGGTCTGTCCACTGGGTTTAGGGATGTTGACGAGTACTTTAGGATTAAGCCTAACTCACTTAACATAGGGCTAGGTTATGACGGTGTTGGTAAGTCTGTATTCATGCTTACAATAGCTGCAGCGACGCACGTACTGCACGATTGGAAGTGGGGGATGGTAATGCCAGAGAACAGGACTGCTATGTCACGTAGACGTCTTATAGAGACCCTTTCGGGTAAGTCTATAGGGTCGTTCAAGGACAGTCCACTACTGTTTGATAAGTACAAGCAGGACTCTAGGGCAGCGTTCCACATCATATCCAACAAGAAGCACTACTCCATCAGGGACGTGATAGAGATGGGTAAGAGGTTGTACGAGGTTGAGGGTATAGACGCCCTACTTATAGACCCCTACAACTTCTTTAAGGTTGATGGTAACTCCTACAGTCACAACAACGAGATACTCTCAGAGCTGAGGGTGTTTGCTGAGGAGTACTGTGCGGTGTACATCATGGCTCACCCATCATCAAGCTCACCTAGGACTAACATAGACGAGTACGGCTATCTAATGCCACCGTCTAAGTACTCTATACAAGGTGGGGCTGACTTCCCTTACAGGGTGGATGACTTCTTTGTGGTGCACAGGGTTGTTAACCACACAGACAATGAGGTTAAGAGGACTATGCAGTTCATAGTGGAGAAGGTCAAGGAGACTGAGACTGGTGGTAAGAGGCACGACAAGGATGACTACACGTCACTTATATTCGAGACCCGTGATGGGTTTCTAGGTTACTTTGATACTAACGGAGATAATCCAATGTACGCAGCTATTAAATCTAGGAGAGGCATCAGGGCTCAGATGAACACAGCTACGCCAGAGGAGGCGTTTGGAGAGGTAGAGGAGGTTGATTATGAGACTCCGTTCTAACTTTAACACAATTTAACAATGAGACGTTTAATTAAACCGTAAATTTGCAAACTATGAAACCAAGGTATTATAAAAGCAAGTCCGAGTTCGATGTTATAGATATAGCTAAGGAGTATGACCTCAACTTTAATAGAGGCAACATCCTAAAGTATATCTGCAGGGCAGGGAAGAAGGACAATGAGATTGAGGACTTAACAAAGGCTCAGGAGTATTTAGAGAGGGAGTTAACATATTTAAAAACAGTTATAGTAGATGAGTAAGAAGATAGTAGAGAGACCAGTTAAGTGGGGAGAGATTGGGAACATAGTGTACTCCAGAACCTACTCCAGAGAGAAGTCAGACGGAAGTAAGGAGAACTTCTCAGAGACCGTAGAGCGTGAGCTGAATGGGATTGATAAACAGCTCAACCTAAAGCTTAATGATAGTGAGGTGGAGTTCTACCGTGACATGAGGCACAATATGAAGGGCTCTGTTGCAGGCAGGTTTATGTGGCAGTTAGGTACAAGGACAGTAGACCAGTTGGGGTTACCGTCACTACAGAACTGTGCATTCGTAGTTATTGATGAGCCTATCAGTCCATTTACGTGGGCTATGGATATGCTTATGCTAGGGTCTGGTGTGGGGTTCTCTATAAAGAGGGAGCACGTATACAAGCTGCCTAAGCTACAGAAGAAGAAGGTTAAGATTAAGAAGATGGATGACAAGCAGGCTGACTACATAGTGCCAGACACTAGAGAGGGTTGGGTAAAGCTGCTAGGTAAGGTCTTGAAGTCTTACTTCTACTCAGGTAAGGGGTTTACTTACAGCACCCAGTTAATTAGGGGCTACGGTGAGCCTATCAAGGGCTTTGGTGGTGTAGCGTCAGGTGCTGCTATATTGGTAGAAGGTCTGAACGATATAATAGGTATACTAAACGGTAGGAGAGGTAAGCAGCTAAGACCTATCGACTGCCTAGATATCATGAACATTATAGGTAGCATTGTTGTAGCAGGTAACATAAGACGTTCAGCACAGATTGCTATCGGTGACTATGATGACCTAGAGTATTTGAAGGCTAAGCGATGGGACTTAGGTTCTGTACCTAACTGGAGGGCTATGTCTAACAACTCGGTTGACTGTCCAGATGCTAAGCTACTGACTCAGGAGTTCTGGGACACGTACGAGCAAGGAGAGCCTTACGGCTTGGTTAACATCGCCCTATCTAAGAAGATGGGCAGACTTGGTGAGACTGAGTATCCAGACCCAGAGGTTGAGGGGTATAACCCATGTGCAGAGCAGGGTCTAGCTAACAGGGAGACATGCTGCCTAGCTGAGATATACCTACCTAACATAGACTCTTACGAGGAGCTTAAGAGGGTAGCAGTAATGCTGTATAGAGTTGCTAAACATTCGTTAGCACTTAAGTGTCACCAGAAGACTACAGAGGATATAGTCCACAAGAACATGAGGATGGGTATCGGTATCACGGGTGTTATGATGTGTACTAAGGAACAGTTAAGCTGGCTGGATGGCTGCTACACATACCTAAGAGCCTATGACAAGGAGTACTCTAAGGCTATGGGCTTTCCAGAGTCTATTAAGCTTACAACAGTTAAGCCAAGTGGTACACTATCATTATTAGCAGGTGTCACAGCAGGTGTTCACCCCGCTACAGCAGGTAGGTACTACATCAGGAGGGTTAGAATGGCGTCAGAGTCACCACTTATAGAGGTGTGTAAGTCGCACGGATACCACGTAGAGTTTCAAGAGAACTTTGACGGCAGCTTAGACAAGAAGATATGTGTTGTAGAGTTTCCTTGTAGCTACCCAGAGGGTGTGCCTTCAGCTAATGATATAACAGTGTTTGAGCAGCTTGATACCGTCAAGTTTATGCAGGAGAACTGGTCGGATAATTCAGTGTCTGTTACAGCATACTATACTAAGGAGGAGCTACCAGAGATTAAGGCTTACCTAGAGGAGAACTTCAAGGACAACTTTAAGTCACTTAGCTTCCTACTAAAGATGGGAGCGTCAGGCTTTAAGCAGATTCCTAACGAGGATATTAGTAAAGAACAGTTTGAATACCTATCTAGCTTAACTAAGCCTATCGTCTTGGTAGAGATTAACGAGGACGACTTGGAAGACCTTGGAGCTTGCGGATTAGGTGGATGCCCAATTAAATAACTTTAACTTAAATTTAAGAACATGAAAGACAGTAAAGAGATTACAGTAGTAGACCCAGAGGTTGTAACACCAGAGCCTACAATAGGTCAGATACCTAAGAACATCCCCTACACTAAGATTATCAACAGTGAGGGGGTCTTGGTTAACCCTATAACAAAGAATAACCCGTACCTAAACAACTTCATGAACCGAAAGGACAGGAGGTCTATGTTTAAGAGATTTAGAGCGTTGAACCTTAATAGAGCTAGAATATAATGAGCAAGGATATAAACTTCTCGCAGGAGGCTCGGAAGGGTCTTATGCGTGGCATAAACGTAGTAGCAGACTCGGTAGCCTGTACTATGGGAGCTATGGGTAGAAATGTAGTTATAGAGAAGCCTGCACCTGCACTTCCTCACGTAACTAAGGATGGTTACTCTGTAGCCAAGGAGGTGTGGTTGGATGACCGCCTAGCTAATATGGGAGCTCAGATGATTAAAGGAGTCTCAGCTAAGACTGTTAAGGACACTGGAGATGGTACAACAACCGCTACAGTGCTAGCACAGGAGATGATTGCTGAGGGTATGGCGTACCTAGACAAGGGTTCTAACCCAGTAGATTTAAAGAGGGGTATAGATGAAGCCGTAGCCTTAGTGGTTAAGGAGCTAGCGTTGATGTCTAAGCCTGTTAACGGTACAGAGCAGACCAGACAGGTCGCTACTATATCAGCCAATGGAGATGCTGAGATAGGTAACATAGTTGAGGACGCTATCAGCAGGGTAACCAAGGAGGGTACTATTACTGTTGAGGAGTCTAAGAGTGTCGATACCTATGTAGATGTAGTTGAGGGCTTGAAGTTCTCTAGAGGGTTCACCTCATCAGGCTTCATCAACAACGAGGCTAAGAGTACTGTAGAGTTAGACAACCCTCTGATACTACTAACCACGGCTAAGATAGAGGCTGTTACTGACATCATAAAGGTACTGGAGTGTATCCCTGAGAGCAAGCCTATCTTTATAATAGCAGGTGACCTATCAGGTGAGTCTGTAGCTACACTGGTAATCAACAAGATTAGAGGTGGATGGAAGGTTGCAGCTATCAAAGCACCGTTCCTAGGAGAGAAGAGGAACTACACGATGGAAGACCTAGCGGTTATTACTGGTGGTACTGTAGTGACTGAGGCAGCAGGGCTTACCTTTGAGGAGTTTACCTTTGAGATGTTCGGATGCTGCGATAGGATTGTTGTCGATAAGGATGACACTATCATCATTGGCGGTCACGGAGAGGTTGCAGACATAGAAGAGCTTAAGGCTAATCTAAGGTCTAACATTGAGACCTCAAACAGTCCTTACGAGATAGAGGAGATTAAGCAGAGGCTGGCTTTAATATCAGGTGGTGTAGCGGTACTGTACGTAGGTGCTAACTCTGAGATTGAGATGAAGGAGAAGAAGGACAGGATTGATGACGCACTAGGGGCTACTAGAGCAGCCTTAGAGGAAGGAATTGTATCTGGGGGTGGTATAGCATTACACAACTGTGCAACGCCCTTACACTCCCTTACATCAACTAATAAGGACATAAGGAGTGGGTATCTAATAGTAATAAATGCACTGGTAAAGCCCTTTAAGGTAATCCTACAGAATGCAGGTGTAAGCTTTGACACTGTAATTACAGACCTTAGCACTAGCCCTATAGGTACTGGATATGACGTTACAACCAATAAGCTTGTAGATATGGTAGAGTCTGGTATAATTGACCCTACAAAGGTTACTAGGGTGGCGTTAGAGAACGCTGCGTCAGTAGCCTCACTGGTACTGATGACTGAGTGTACTATAGTTGCACTAGATAAGTAGTTATAATTAAATTTAATAGAATGGATAAAGATAAAAAGATTTGCGTGTTCGATATTGAAGGTGATAGCCTCAGTCCAACTAAAATCTGGGTTATGTCTGCAGCCATATTCTCTAAGGGTGGGTGGAGATTAAAGTCCACCACCGACTACGACGAGATGAGGGCGTTCTTCCTTGGCTGTGATACCTTAATAGGTCACAACATCATGCTATGGGATATACCACACATTGAAAGGATTCTAGACATCAAGATAAAGGCTAAGGTTATTGACACCTTAGCTCTGTCTTGGTACTTAGAGCCCTATAGAAATAGACACGGTCTAGCCGAGTACGGTGAAGACTTTGGTATACCTAAGCCTAAGATTGATAACTGGGAGGACTTAAGCGTCGAGGAATACACACATAGGTGTGAGGAGGATGTCAAGATAAACTGTAAGCTTATAGATAAGCAGTGGAGGAACTTGAACAACCTGTATGATGGGAATAAAGATGACATCAACAGGCTAGTAAAGTATCTAATGTTTAAGATGGAGTGTGCTAGAGCAGCAGAGGTAAGCGGGTGGAAGCTTGATGTAGAGAGGTGTGAGTCTGTTATACAGAGGCTAGAGGCAGAGAAGGCTGAGAAGGAGCTACAACTTAAGGCAGTGATGCCGTGGGTTGACAAGGTTAGTAAGATGAAGAAGCCTGTAGTGTTCTATAAGAAGAACGGAGACCTATCAGCAGCGGCTATGAAGTGGCTAGAGCTACTGGAAGCTAAAGGACTGCCTGAGACACATGAGGAGACTGTAGAATACGTCACGGGTTCTAAAGAGCCTAACCCTAATGCGACTCAGCAGATTAAGAAGTGGCTATTCTCTTTAGGTTGGAAGCCTGAGACCTTTACCTTTAGTAGACAGACCGATGGCTCTACCAAGAAGACGGAGCAGGTTCGTAAGGAGATAAAGGGTGAGAAGGTGCTGTGTGAGTCTGTTAAGAGGCTATACAGCAAAGAACCTCAGCTAGTAGTCCTTGAAGGTCTATCTGTTCTAACACATAGGATACCAGTACTGAAGACGTTCCTAAAGAATGTTGATGATAGTGGGTATATCAGGGCTGAGATTCAAGGTCTAACTAACACACTAAGGTTCAAACACAAGGTGGTTGTGAACCTACCGTCAGTGGGTAAGCCTTATGGTGAGGAGGTTAGAGGGTGTCTAATAGCTCCAGAGGGTTATGAACTATGTGGCTCTGATATGTCATCCTTAGAGGACAGGACTAAGCAGCATTACATGTGGAAATATGACCCTGAGTATGTAAAGGAGATGCAGACTGATGACTTCGACCCCCATCTAGATTTAGCTGTTGTAGCAGGTTTCTTGACAGAGCAGCAGGCTCAAGCTCATAAGGATGGCACTGAGAGATTCGGAGCTGAGAGGGCTAAGGCTAAGACAGCTAACTATGCGTGTGTATACGGGGCAGGTGGTGCAACAGTGGCTAGGGGAGCAGATATGACCAAACAAGAGGGTGTCAATCTGGTCGAGAAGTACTGGGAGCGTAACTGGTCTGTTAAGAAGATTGCAGAGGCTCAGAAGACTAAGAGGTGTCTAGACAGCATGTGGCTGTTCAACCCAATCAGTAAATTCTGGTACTCACTAAGGACTGACAAGGATAGGTTCTCAACACTAAACCAAGGTACTGGAGTCTTCTGCTTCGATATGTGGATTCACAACTTCATGAGCAACAGGGCACAGATTACTGGTCAGATGCATGATGAGGTTATACTTACAGTTAAGAAAGGTCACAGGGATGAGGTGACTAAGTTATTAAAGGATGCTATACAGCTAACAAACAAGCAGCTTAAGCTAAACAGAGATTTAGACATTGACGTACAGTTTGGTAACAGCTACGCAGAAATACACTAAAACTATTTATATGAAGATATGGGAGACCGAGTTTTTCGCACTGAACTTTAAGACAGGCGAGTTAGAGGGGTTGGTAGGAGATTTATTCCTTAGTGGCGACACTATGGGAGAGGCTCATAAGAACCTAAACAAGGCTGACAAGCCACACCTAAGGCTTACAGGCGACTGGTATAATGGTGGAGCAAAGAAGGATGATGAGGACGACGAGCTTAAGAGGTATGATAAGTGGGCGGAGGACAACAAGTTCGAGCAGGAGCTTGACAAGGAGGTTGACGACGCCTTTGAGGAGCTAAAGAAGGCTTGGAGGGGTAAGAGCGAAGATGATAAAGAGGACACAGAGTTTGAGATACACTGGACATTATCAGGAGCAAGTGCTGGACAGGATAAGGATGTAGAGGAGTTGGTTAAAGGGATGTCTATTGATGAGTTTATAGACTGGTTGGATGAGCACGACAAGGACTATATATTAAAGCTCTTAAAGACACTAGACAGTATAGGTAACCTTGATGCCTACATTAAAACAATCGAGGGACACTTAACACACAAGTATGGCGGTAGTAAAGAAAACGATGAGGAAGACCTCAAAGAAGAAGACTAAGAGGGGTTATAACAAGCAGACTAATGCTAAGGCGGTCAAGAGTAACGGTAACATCTTCAAGTCTGGTCTAGAGCTAGAGATGAATGATGAGCTAATAGCAGCGGGTATCAAGTTCTCCTACGAGGGTCAGAAGTTTACAATCGATGAGGGGTTCAAGTACGCAGGAATCTCATTCGAGAAGTTTATGAACGGCAAGGGTGATTTTAAGGACAGGGGTAAGAAGACATTTAGAGATGCAATCTACACACCAGACTTCACCAACCCCGTAGCAGAAGACCTGCAGTGGGTCATAGAGACAAAGGGTAGGGCTATGCCAGACTTCTCTAGGACTTGGAGACTGTTCAAGAAGCAGATGAACAGCCTAGAGCAGGAGGTGCTACTCTTTGTGCCTAGGAATAAAAAGGACTGTAAGAAGGTAATTGAAATTTTAATACAAGAAGGATATGGACAAGAATAAAGCCGTTAGTATAAATGGTATAACAAACAGCCTACACGATGGGGTTGATGATATCTACGAGAGCCTTATGGATGGGGAGTTCAAAGAGGTGTCGGTATTGATTGACGCTATGGTAGAGTCTCTAAAACATTTAAAATCAAATCTAATAAACGATGAAGTTTAAAAATCTAACAGCAGACAACAGGAATCTTATAGCCAAGCTGTACGACCCTACATACAGAGATAACAAGAGGGCTCTTACAAGAGATGAGGTTCAAGACACACTGTCTGAATACTTTAACGTATCTAAGCGTACAATTAGAGGGTGGGCTAACAAGCTAGGGCTCGGTCTAATGGCTTCAAATGTAGTCGACCCTGCTAAGATACTTATATATGATATAGAGACCTCTAGGGTGTCCGCTAAGCTCTTCTGGACGGGTAAGACGTACATTAACTACAAGCAGATTAGGGGTGAGCCTACTATAATATCCGTCTCTTGGAAGTGGCTAGGGGAGGACAAGGTTCACCATCTTAAGTGGGACATGAAGACCCACACCGACGAGCAGCTTATGAAGGACTTCTTAGAGGTGTACAACACAGCTGATATGGTGGTGGGGTACAACAACAAGAACTTCGACGACAGGTGGATAAATGCTAGGGCTATGAAGTATAACCTATTCGTTAATGTACACGTCAAGTCGTTTGACCTTATCAAGCAGTCTAAGAGGCTGTTCAGACTACTGAGCTACTCTATGGCATTCCTAGCAGACTATATAGGGGTTACCCTTAAGCAGTCTCATGAAGGTATCCTGATGTGGGACATGATTGAGGATGGTACACCTGAGCAGCAGGCAGAGTACATCCAGAAGATGATAGACTACAACGTGGGTGACATCATCACAACAGAGGAGATATACCTAAAGATTAGGAAGTACATGGGACACGTTGTACATGTAGGTGCGTTTGAGGGAGGTGAGAAGTATAGCTGCCCGCACTGTGGTGGCACTGATGTATCACTCTTCAAGGCTATCAGAACTGCGTCGGGTACACTGCAGTATATTATGAAGTGTAACGTGGATGACGTTCAGTTTAAGATATCACACAGGGAGTACAACAGGTATCTCCAAGACCTTATAGATAACTTTAATAACCCACAGGATGAGTAGACACAAGGCATGGTTATACGAGAGGTGCGGCACTAAAAGATATGTAGACACAGAGTCTAGGACTATCTTCATGCCAGACTATATAGAGCCCGCAGACTACACCCAAGTCATTAGAGATTTAGTGAGCGAGGGTTGGGTAGTTAGAGTAGAGGAGTAATAAACTAATATAAATTTAATAGAATATGAGAGTACTAAAGAAACTAAAAGAGGATAGGTTACTGTTCTTCGACATCGAGACTGCGTCAGTAGTCCCTAAGCTAAAGCTAGACACACCATTATTTGATAGCTGGGCTTACAAGGTAAATAAGAGTGGTGAGATGACCAACGATGAGATTATAGAGTCGTACTCTATTAAGTCTGGTCTGTATCCAGAGTTTGCTAAGGTCATATCCATTGTGGTGGGTAAGATTGTCAAGGGTAAGATACACCTAATAACTCTAGACCATGATAGTGAGAAGGAGTTACTGCACGGGTTCAATGATATACTGGAGAGGAATCTTAAGTGTAACCTAGTGGGCTTTGTAAACCACAGCTTCGATACACCATTCATCTACAAGCGTATGGTCATCAACAAGATTACACCTCACGACAAGGTAGACTCCTCAGGATTAAAGCCTTGGGATATAGTAGATACCGACCTAGCATTAGAGTGGAAGGGTAATAGCTTTGAGAGGGCGTCACTCCTTAACGTAGCTACAGCTTTTGGTCTACCATCCCCAAAGGACGATGTGGCAGGTGCTGAAGTAGGTAGAGTATACTGGGCTCAAGGTAAAAAGGGTCTAGCTAGAATATCTGAGTACTGCAGGAAGGATGTGGTTACCACTATAAACGTATTCAAGTGTATGAGGATAGAAGAGCCTTTAGAGGTTGCAGAGCCTGCGGTTAAGGAAGAGGTTGTAGAGGACACACTGTTCACAAGGCTGCTTAACGGTGGTAAGTATGGTGCAGCTGAGAAGAAGGAGCTTAAGGCTCTGCTAGACGGTATGGATAAGGATGAGAAGGACAAGGCTATAGTAGTCCTTACAGCTATGACATCCACAGCTAAGAACAAGAAGACTAAGATTACTAAGGCACACCTAAAGGCATTAATATAATGAGTAAGAAACAATTGATACTACCAAGGACTGACGAGAACGGAGACTACTACATCTCCTACTCGCAGTTGAGTAAGTGGAAACGTAGTAAGCGTGACTACATGAGGAACTACTTCTTCGGTGAGAAGGATGACAACGCAGCACTGCAGCTCTACGGAGACTTCGGTACTAAGGTTGGTGAGTCTTATGAGAACAACGACTTCTCAGTGTGGGAGGATGATGAGGCTGAGTTCCTTCAGACCCTACCAAGCCTAGATGAGTTTGAGAGGGTGATACGGCTTAAGATGGACGGGTTCTATGTGCTAGGTTATATAGATACTAATACCGAAGCTGAGTCTGATGGTTTTAAGTACGTTAAGGAGCTAGCAGACTACAAGACTGGTGATATCGAGAAGAGGTCTCCAGAGTATGAATCAGAGGACTACTGGCAGGTAGACATCTACGCAGCAGCCTTAGCCCAAGAGTACGGGCACTATCCAGAGAAGGGCTCTGTGGTGCTTATAGGACGCTCTGGCAACGCCTTTGCAGGTGAGGATTTAAACCTTACACTTGAGGCAGCAATTATTGATAGACCAATATCAATGGAGAGGTGTGATGTTGTACTAGCACAGGTTCAAGAGGTGGCTGAGGAGATTTCAGCGTACTACACAGCGTACTTAAAACTAATAGGATTAATATGAGCAGAACAAAGAGGATTAAACCAGACTCACCATCAAAGCAGTTAAGGAATGTATTCTTCGCACTATTTGATAAGGACAGCGAGGACTTCGACACCTTCGATGAGTACTACGACAGTAAGATGCATAAGCTGATTAAGCACTACAAGAAACTAATCTAGCTATGAAATTTAAGGCACGTATATTATTTGTATCTTTGTATAAGAGAGTCATCTTCGTGTTTTAAGTTTATTAAAATAAGTACCTCCTAAGAGATTAGGGGGTATTTTTATCACCTAAATATAATAACATGAGAGGAAGTTTAATAATAACAATAGGAATAAGCGGCTCTGGTAAATCTACTTGGGCTCACGAGAAGTGGATTAAGAACCCCAACCTTTACACCATAGTTAACAGGGACAAGATAAGAGAGCTCCTGTTTGGCTAAACAGAGACCTCTGTAGATAAATACTACACCAGACTAGACCTTAAAACCTTAGAGGAGCAGGTCACACAGTATGAGGAGACGCTAATCAGTGAGGGGCTCGATATGGGTAAGAAGGTCATCATAGACGCTACTAACTTGACACACAGGTACTTAAATAATTATAGGTACTGGAACGTACCCTCTGAGGTTGTCGTATTTGAAATTGAACTGGACAAAGCACTGGATAGAGATATCTCACGCAGTAGGATGGTGGGTGAGGTAGTAATTACTAAGCAGTACAACAGGTTTGTTACACTTATGCAGCAGTTGTCTAAAGAACCTATAGACTTTACACCTGTAGAGCTTATACAGAACGTAGATAACGATAGGTGCTTCATATCAGAGAGTCCTGTCAGTATAGCGTATAACGGCATCCTTACATACGATGATTTGTACACTAAATCTAAAGGAGACTGTAGACCCGACTGGGTTGTTAAGGAGCAGGTCTGGAGAAGGGTCGCTGAGGACAGCTACATAGTAGGAGTATTCGATGATAGTGTAAGGGTGATTAGGAGAGCCAAGGCATTAGGTCTTGCAACATTCAATACATTTTAACATAAAGATATTATTTGTATCTTTGCATATAACTTAAAACATAAACGATATGGTAAACTTTTTATTAGGATTAGCAGTTGGTGGAGTAGTAGCAATCTTTGTCTACAGAAACAACCAAGCAGTAATAGGTAAATACGCAGACAAGATTGATGAGCTGCACAAACAACTAAAGGACAAGAAATAACATGCCAGTAGGAAAGAACAAAGGAGGGAAGCACAAGGTGACAGACCCTAGAAAGAAGATTGACAGCACAGCTAACAAGGATAAGAGAGGTCAGCAGTTGTCAGACAGACAAGCCAAACTAGTAGCTAGCGGTAAGAAGACCTACGAGCAGGGTAGAGCTACAGACTCTGTAGCGGACGCTAAGGTTCGTAAGATTAAGACCGTCAGTAAGAAGGTTAGAGGAAGCTCTCAAAGTCTAGCAGGAAAGACCAAAGGTACAAAGGCTAACTTCAGACTAAACGACCAAGGTAATCTGGAAGCGTACTAGGTATAGCCAACTTAATTAAAACCCCTAGCATTTACTTGTTAGGGGTTTTTTATACTAATATTTTAAATAGTTTAATATGATACAGAAGATTTTAAGCATAATGAAGTGGGTAGTAGTAATGACACTACCGCTGATAGCACTACTAACAGCCCCTATACTATATCCAATAGCGTACATGCTAAGGAACTATAAGAGCCGCCCTGACACAGAGGACGATGATATGCTGTTCGATAGCAACGGTGACGTCCTGTTTAATGATGAGGGTGGGGTACTGTTCGATGAAGACGGTGGGTGGCTTGTTTGGGCTGATAAGAAGCCACTGTGGTGGTGGTTCGACGATGAAGACGGTCTGTACGGTGCAGAGTACTGGAAGGTAGCTAAGGGTATAACAAGGGACAACTTCTGGACAAGCTATAGATGGCTAGCCCTTCGTAACCCAATGTGGAACATGCACACTGAGCTCGTGCCCATAGAGGGTGAAGAGGTTCACGTATCAGAGTCTGGTAGCCTTACTAGGGATGGTAAGCCTATAGCCCTATCAAATGTAGCTGTGATGATGTATGTGGATAGGGATGGTAAGTGGAGTCACAACATAGGCGAGTATCTGTCACTAAAGTACTCAACTATAGGTACAGTGTTCCTGTGGTTTAAGATAAAGAATAAGCTGTACTGGAGGTACTCAACAGTTAGAAAGCTGGTGGGTAGGCTCTACCTAGAGTTACAACTAGGTGTCGGTTATAGGTACACCTTTAGGTTTAAGCTAAAGACAGTTAAGACGTACGAGGACTTTGTAAAAGGTTCTATATAAAAAGAAACCCCCTTCCTTAATTGGTTGGGGGTTTTTTAGTTTAATTAATCTTCTTCTTCTCTGTATTCTTCTGAGCGTCCTTACGCAGGTTTCTAAGTAGCCTTCTGGAGTCTGCCTCACCTAGACCAAACAGTGATATAAACTCTGCAGCGAATGCAAACTTTAACATCAACTGCTGGTTCTCAGTAAAGTTATACTCAAATAAGTTACCCCAATCATCTCTTCTAGTATTATCCATCATAAGCTCGTAGGCGTCTAAGGTCTCACTAAACTGGGAGTAAGGTATGCTGTACAGACCACCACCACCTAGTAGTGAAGCTCCGAAGCCTTTACCACGCTCTTCCTTGTCCTTGTATCTGTAGAACATCTGACCACCACCCTCATCACGTAGGCGTTTAATGTAGTCTACATAAGCCTCCCCATCTTTAGCCTCAGCAAAGTACTGCATAAGGTTTAAGGTCTCTATAACCATATCCTCTGAAAACGACCCAATAGCTAGCGGGTTTAAATCCTTAGCCAACGCTGAATACCACTGCTTAAACTTAAACTGTTTACTCTTGTGTTCTGCATCCCACTCCTCCTCTTCTGGTTCATCTAATCCAAATAGAGACATTAAAGCAGCCTTACCTAAACCTATAATTGGAGAAAGTACGTAGTACTTCATGGTCTGAAATGTTATCATCTCAGCTGCTGTACCTAGTAGAGAAGCTCCAGCATCCCTTCTATGCTGTGCGTTAGCATTCCTATCACCAATAATTCTAATGTCCGTAAGCATCCTCATCTTAGAGTTTATATTGAAGGACTGGTACGGTAGAAATATACCCCTTAGGATAGCTCTACTGGTCTCCTTAGACTGGTAGAACTCTGACCCTCTTGACTCATCAGAGGAAATCTGAGTCTCCTCAACCTTAAGCTCAGCGTAAGCTATAGCCTCCTGTCTAATGTCCTCATCCATTCTCTCATGCTCTGTAGCCATATCTACATCAGTGATGTTGTTATCCTTCAAGTACTTCTGGTAGAACGCTATCCAAGAAGACTTAGCTACGTTTACATCACCCTTCCTTAATGAATAGAACAGCACCTCTCTAACCTTCTCTGCAGCTAGACCAGTCTCCTGTACAACCCTACCAACCACAGCCTTTGTAGCCTTCTTCTCAGCCTCAGATATTCTAGTACCACCTGTTATAGTACCAGCCTGAGTCTCACCCCTTAGGCTTACAGACACCATATCTAGTAGAGGTATCTTAGATTTATCTGTGAACATAGCCTTGAACATAAGACCACTATCACTTCCTAGGTGAGCCATAGCATTAAACGCTACAGATATATACTGCTTAGGGTACTGGGTAATAGAACCTAGACCAATAGTTGTAGCTATAGTCTTCCAGATTCTCTCAACCTTGTTAACCGCCTTAATGGTCTCATCCTTATTTACGTCCATACTAGCTATACCTAGCTGAACCTTTCTCATCTCTGTAAGCTTCTTCTGGAATACCCCTATAGTCTCCTTACCAAACATCTTCTTCATGTTAGGTGAGTTAAAGAAGTTGTACACATCCTTATAAGCTGCTGAGGTCTCTATATCAATAGACACACCAGCTGCCTTGTTAAACATCACCGAGTCAAAGTCTAAATCTAACACCCTGTTAGGTGGTAGCTTCTTAGTCTTAGTCCTAGATATAGTTGTAACAGATGGGTTTGTAGCAGGTAGTCCATTTCTATCAAAGAACGCTTGGTTGTCTACATCCTCAGTAGCTGTACCGTCAGCCTTTAGTTTTATAGGTAGGTAGTTACCAACAACCTCCTCGAATGACTTACCGTGTACCACCTCTGTGTTGTACTTCAACGCATCCTTATTAGCATCAAAGTGGTTCATCCAGAACTCTACAAGCTCCCAGTTACCGTCCTTTAATCCCTTGGCGTACTCTATAACCTCCTCCTGAGATTTTAATCCCTTAAGAGCTTCATACTGCTCCTCTAACACCTCTACTCCTAACCTAGTGCTCTTCTTTTGTGACTCTTTACTACGCTCTATGTGGTCTTCAAGCCTAGACTTGTTGATATCAAAATCTTCTGATGTTGTACCCTGTATAAGCTGTGCAACTAGACCTCTGAACATAGTGCTCTCTGGTTTGTTTAACCCCTTATGGTTCTTAAGTAGCTTAGCGAATAGCTCATCGTATGACTTAGCTAGTGCGTTCATAGCCTTCTTGTGCTTAGTGTACGCTATACCTAGGTTAGTAAGACCAGATATCTTGTCAAATAAAGCAGCTGCTCTAGTACTCTGGAACACTGATTTGAATACAAGTGCTAGAGACTTTAAGTCTGTTATAACGCTCTTATCAATCATCTTAGTGTTACCCTTGTTGAATTCCTTAGTGGCTATCTCAGATGCGTTGTAGCTTCTAATCTTAGATGCTAGATTACCTGACGATGCGAATGTCTGGTTAGTAACTATGTTATCAACTATCTTTATAAGGTCTCTTATGTCTGTAGATGTTAGTAGCTCTAGATTAGCCTCCTTAAGCGTTCTAACGTCCTTTTTCTCCTGCTGTGTTAGTGTATCACCATCGACATCGTTTAAAGCTATCCTAGCATACTCTGCCTGCTTCTCAAGGGCTATCCTAGCCTCTCTAGCCTTCTCCTTCTTTAGTGTACCTAAGTACTCGTCAACGTCTACAGAGTTAACAAGCTCTACTAGCTGAGAGTTAGTTAATCCTGTCCCGTCAAGACCTAGCTTAGTAGCCAACTCCTTTAACCTAGTAGCCTCAGCCTTTTGGTTTAAGACCTCTAGGGCTTTAAGCATATCAGCCTCGTTAGCCATCCTGTAGGTCTTACTTGTAGCAAGCTTGAACGAAGCCTGTATCTCTGTCAGCAGGTCGGAGTACTTAACCCTCTCTGCTGGTGTTAGGTACACCTCGTTTACCTTGACAGCCTCCTTAGCAAGCTCTCTCATGTTAACTGGGTTCTTAGGTGACTTAGCTCCCTTTCTTAGTCTAGTCTTAACCTGCTTTATAGCTCTTCTTACACCCTTGTTCTCTATCTCCGCTATAACCTTATCTACCAGCTCAGATACCTTGTCGTAGTTCTTAAAGTTAAGCTGGTTTACTGCAGCTAATACCTTCCTAGCCTCAGTAAGTGTCATAATCTTACTCTTGGTAAGGGACTTTAGCTCTATAGATATCTCCTTGATGAATGATGCCTTTAAGTCCTGTAGACCCTTAGCACCCATCTTAGCTCCCCTTACTAGGGTCTTAATCTGCTCCTTAAGTAGCTTAGCCTTAGTCATAGTAACCTCAGCAGATGTATCAGTCTGACCTGTAACATCCTTAACCGTGTCTCTAAACTTCTTACCCGCCTTAGTAGGCTGTGAACCCTTTCTAAGTGCAAGCTCCTTGTCAGCTAGTATGTTGGATATACCCTTCTTGTTTAAGGCGTCCTTCTGTTTAACTGTTAGACCTCTGTACCACTTAGTGCTCTTAACGTGCTCTATACCTACAGCGTCTACATCAGCCTTTAGGTTGGACTTCTTGTTGTCCCTTACAGCCTTAGCTGCACCCTTAACTATAGCGGTAGGTATTATTGTAGCTAGTGCTGTCTCTATCTGTTCCTTAGAGAAACCACGCTTTAGTAACGCATCCTTTATAACAGTGTCTTCGTAGCCCTTGTCTCTTGAGAACTCTACCACCTCCTCTACGGATTTAGCTGGACTTCCTTCTATCTCCTTCTGTAGCTTCTCAATCCTCTTAATATTAGCCTCCCTTTCAAGCCTCTTAGCCTCTCTCTTAGCCTCTACTGCATCTCTGAACGCCTTGTTGCCAGAACGTACATTAGCGGCAGGCTTACTCTTAAAGTAACCTATACCTACCTTTTGACTCTTCTCTTTTCTTTCCCCTATCTGCTCTCTTTCTTTTGCTTCACGAACTTCAGAAAATGGTTTATAGCCTTGCTCTCTCCAGCTCTCGACCCTTTGGTAGAGGTTCTTTTCTTTGATGTGTTTTTCAATGTATTGTTCATAACTATCTGGTTTTCCTCCTGTTCTTAATATATTTAAAGCCCATAAAGAAGCTTGTACTTCTCTTGGCTGCATTCCTAATTCTTTAGCTAAGGTATTTACAAACTCTTTAGCCTTAGCAAACTCCTTCTTATTAGCTGGGTTAACCTGCTTTTTATTAGAGTCCTTCCATTTTATTATAGAGTATACGTGCATATCAACAGCGACAGCATTAGGGTCTCCTAATAAAGCCTTAAAGAAGTTGTACATCTTATCCGACTTAATACCCTTACCCTCTAAGAAGTCTGTTACAAAGTTATAGTACTCAGCTAGCCCAGAAGGACGTTCACCTTTATATATCTTTTCAACATTATTTATAGCCATAGTCACAGTACCTGCACTACCATTACCCATAGATGCTAGGGGTAGGATAGATAAGACATCCGAACCATACTCTCCAAATACTTTATTTACGTAACCAGATAAACCATCATACCAATCAGCCCAATCTAACACCTCATTAACCATCTCCTTTGCCTCAGGTATAGTTAATGGTACATTATCCCTGTCGAAGAGGCTGACTAACTTTTCTGATGCCTTGTCAGTTCTTTGACTCTTCTCTTTTCTTTGTGGCTCAGATTCTAAATCTAAATCAGAATCAGATGCCGTGTACATAGAACCTCCAAGAGATGTGAAAGGTGGTGTAAGTGTAGGTCTCCTTTTACCACCCTTTTGTAGTGCAGGTAAAGATTCTCCATACTTCTCTTTTATATAAGTACTTACATCGTGTCTATCTTGTATTGTATAATTCTTCTTAGTTACATCAGTACCATTATCTTTGTTATATAAATCATACCCCAGTTGTGTAGGATAACCCATATGAGGGTTAAGAATGTTTACATCATGGGCATTATCTAATCTAAATGTTTCACCATTAGAACTAAAAGACTCATTAAATTGGTCATGCTCTATACCATTTACCCTATTCTCATATACCTCCTCAACAGTTTTGTAAGGGTTTGTATAATAACCTCCCATTGTTAAACCTCCTATAGCTTTCTCATCAAAGTTTGAAGCCTCTAGTTTTTCTAACAAAGCTTCATCCATGTGCTCACGATAGAAATCCTTTCGACCTCCCTCTACATCTAATAATGCTTGTAATATATTAATATTCTTCTTATTAGCTTTAGTAAGTTTATTCTTAGGCATTACTGTTTTTAGTACGTTTACCCTAAAACCAAAAGTAAAGTCCTTACTAGCGAATATTTTAGATATCCCTATTCTACCTTTATGTGTATTGAATTTGTTAGAGTTTACTAAATCAATTAAAGTCTCTACCTGTTTTTGAGTAGCGTTATACTTGGAACGGTTTTCCTTTGTCATACCAGCTACTGTAGAGGCACTCTTTTTAGGGTAAGCTGAAGCTACTGCCTCTCTTAAATCTTTCCTAAAAGCATCTACACCTCCTTTATATATATCCTCGGACAATGCCTTATCAATACCCTCCATAAAGAACTCAGCTGCATACCACTCACCAAGCATAGTAGGTGCGTGTTGTATTGTAACAAATACAGCCACAGGCTTCCCTTTATGTTCTGGCGACTCAGCATCTCTTTTCGCTGTTAACTCTTTAGTTATTTTATGTAAGCTTTTTACATGAGTTCCACTAGTAGCTGCAAACCCTATATTATCTTTTATATTATCATCAAGATAAGTATACTGCCACCCACCATCTAAACCTTCACCATTATTTCTAACACCTACTTTTGTACCATCAGAGTTTATAAAAACAGCGTAACCACCAGAAACCTTTAAAACATCTGACATGCTTTGCTGTTTCGGAAGGGTTACACCTCTCTTATAGTTGGCAAAGTTGTAAGGAAATGCTGCGTTCACTCCACTAACAATAGACTCTTTTATAGACTTAGCTGTAATTTGACTCTTAGAGCTTGGTCTCATCTCACTCCCAGACTCTCCATCAAAGTCTGCTAGTATTTCTAAATCAGCTTCAGTAATAACCTCACCCTTAGCCGTCTTACCTGCTATTGTGTTTAGTAGGTCTATAATCTCAGAGTCTGTAAACTCCTTCAACCCTATCTTCTTAGCTATAGTATCTAACCACTGCTTAACAATACCCTGTGCCTTGTTACTAAGCTTGGTGTAGTTGTCTGCCAACATACCACCCAACTCTGCAGCGAACTCCTCACTCATTACCTCTGGCTTATCAGCGTACAGGTTTATAAAGTTATCTAACTCAACCTTTACATCACCATCTACATTCTTAGCTAACACGCCCAAGAACTTGTCTGTAAGCCTCTCTAAGGCTTTATCTGACTTTATCATAGTACCAAGTACAGCGTGAACTGTTTCGTGTGCTACAGTCCTCCCAGTGGCGTAGTCAAGGTTTATACTTATAGTACCACCCTTACCTTTATTTGGACTCCACTTCCCTGCTGTGTTCTTATCACCAGTGGCTGCCTCAAACTCAGCGGTTGTGTTGTATATCTTAATACTAACGTTAGGGGCTATCCTACTTAAAGACTTCTTAGCTCTGTCAGCTAGTACCTTTACATTTGCACGTCTAGATTCTTTAGCCTTTGCAGACTCAACCTCAGGTGTACCCATGAATGCGTCTAAGTCAGCGTCTATGTCTTTAGCAGCCTCTTGTTTACTAGTCTCTGTCTTGAAGTTCTTAGCAATCTCCATAGCAGCGTCGTAGTCCTCGTTACGTACACCCTCTCCCTTCTCTGCCTTATATGCTGGGTCGTATACAAAGAATACGTTATCTGGTCTCTTAGATAGGTTAGTCTTCTCCCAACCCTTCTTAGCGTACTCCTCATTAAATGACATCCTAACAACAGGTCTAAACCCATTCTTAATGTAGATGTCCTCTAAGGTAGTACCCTCACCAGTCTTAGCGTTCTCACCGTATGCGTCAAAGAATCTACCACCAGCTTTAATCCTAGCCTGCTGTAGCACCTTCGCTGCCTGTGAACGTCCAGCACTTGGGTCTTTAAATAGACCTCCCATATAACCATCCTTAGTAACGTATGCACCAGACTTGCCATCTGATGTCATAAATATCTTACCACCCTCTTCTAGTATCTTCTGTATATCCTCCTCAGTTACAGGGTCTACCTGCATAGAGTCCTCAGTCCTATTAGATATAGCCTTAGCCTGTGCCTCTGCAAACTGCTTAGCATCTGTAGTCTCTGACACCTCCTCAGCCTTATATGGTACAAGGTCTTCTCTTTTTCTGTCCGCTACAAGCTTATCATACTTAGCGTTGATTTGCTCACCTACAGTCTGCTTACTATCTACACCGTAGGTCTCATCAAGTTTATCCTTCTGTGCCTCTAGCTCAGCAGTTCTGTCAACCTCTATCTGCTCTACAGTCTTGGTAGGCTTAGTGTCCTTTTTCTTTGCGTTGTTTCCTAAACCTAAATAGTTGTATAAAGCTATAGCCTCCTTTTTTGAAGGGTCAATAAACTTTCTTCCATCAGAAGTTTCAAGCACTTTAATACCTGCTGCTTTGGCTGCACTTAGAAATGCTTCACTTTGGTCTTTTGTAAATTCCTTATCTCCTTCTGTTTTAAAAGAAGATGTTATATCATCTAATATTTTATCTTTACTTTTTTTATCAACATCTTCTACTCCTTCTTCTGGTTTTTTATCTTCAGGTGTAACTTCTTCCACCTTTGGCTCTTTGGTTTCAGCCTTCTTATCTGCGGCAGCTTTCTTCTTAGCGGCTTCCTCTTTCCTTTTAGCAATATCTGCCTCAGCTTTAGCCACACCCTCTTCAGTCTTTTTATTTAAAGGGTTTATCTTAGCATCAATAGCCTCAATCTTCTCCTTATACTGTGCGTGGAATGCTGGGTCTAACGACTTCATTTCTGTAACCAAGTTAGCCTTCTCCATTAAAAGGTCTATCTGTTCACCAGTAACATTTGCAGGAGCTAGTTTAATAGCCTTGTTCATGTTGTTAGCCCACTCGATAGTCTTAGTAAACCCCTCTGCAGCCTCTGGGGTCAATGCACCCTCCTTAGCTTTTAAAAGGTTATCAACTACACCATTAATATCCTTAGATATGGCTTTGTATATATTAATATCATCAGCCTTAATGTTATTTCTCATTGAAATAGTACCCATAATACCAGACATACCTGTAGTAACTATACCTAACTCTAATTGATTTCTAATATCCCAGAACTCGGAGTTTTCATGCTCTGCAACAAGCATAAACTTAGTAAGGTCTTGTACGGCTAGTACAATATCCTCCTCAATAAACTCGTTCTTAACATTCTTACTCATCCTTTTTACAGACTCAGTAATTAGTTTTCTATTAGTAGCACTTTTTAGGTCTCCTTGAAATTGTTTCAATATTGCAGTACCACCAGTAGTCTCAAAGAACTTGGTGTCACGCATTATAGGCTCTGTAATACCCTCTATCATAGATAAGGTATTAGTGTAAGCTGCTGCGGATAGACCGTCTAATCCCAACCTCTTAGCCTCTCTATAGTTGTCTGATAAAGTCAAACCATAAGCCGACTCCATTAATTTTAAATCATTAGTAAACTTAACACTCTTTGTAGGGTTTATGAACTGACCCAACTGTCTCTCTATGTTTCCAGCACCACCTCTCCTAGCCATAAGAGCTATACCAACTGTAAAACCTGCACTTCTAGATACAGTATTTAATACTGATAAAGGAGTGACCCTTAGTGAGCCATCCTCTTTCCTTAAACTAAACCTCTCATCCTTAGTGTTTGGTAAGAACGCTTGGTCTGTGAACTGTCCCACAACATCTCCAAAGGCGTCGTAGCTGCTGTAGTGGTCGTCAGACATAAATATATCACCTACAGACGCAAACGCAGAACCCCAACCTGCAGTCCCTTTAAGTGCTAACTTAGCACCTTCATCAAAGAATGTAAGGAATGGTGTAGCAACATCTCCTAAGAACCCCTTCTTAACTACAGACTCATTAAAGTTATCTCTAGCGTCGGTCTTTTTAAACTGATTGTTAAGTATGTCACCTGCCACATCATACCCAATCTGACCTAGAAACCCATTATACTCCTCTGTATTTTCTTTTATCTTATTAACCTTCTCAGTGTCTTCTAAGTCACTAGAAATTATATCCCTCTCCCTTTGCTTAAACTTTTCTGTGGTTCTGTTAATAACCTTACCCTTAGCTTGCCCTATTATAGCCTCCTTCTCGTCAAGGGATGTAAAACCCCTAGCCATCTTCTCCTTTTGATTCTCTGTAAGACTTAATAGTATTTCCTCAGAAACCTCCTCAGAAAGCTTTATAGTCTGCTCAGACTTATCAGAGTAACCAAAGTACCTAGCAGCGTTAGTAAAAAGGTCTTTAGTTCCAAAGGAAGAGTTAGTGTCTTCCTTAATCTTATCTAAAACAGCGTTCTCTAACGTCTTAGAATCCTTTAGCTTAGACTTCTGCTTAAGTATGTCTTGGTAGTTACCCTCCCCTGTAAGAATCTCTTCATAAGAAAGGTCGCTACTCTTTGCAGCCTCTATAGCCTCTTGCTCTAGCTCAAACTGTTTTTCTTCTAATCCTTTTATTGCTATATCAGCCTTTCTGCTCTCAGACTGCTTAGGTGCGTCTATCCTCTCTATAGTTGCGTTGACCTCATCTAACTTAGACTGTATATCAGTGTTGTTAGCCATTATAGGTCTCGACGCTATCTCTGCCTCTAACTCTTTCTTACGCTTATATAACTCAGGGTTGTTAATCTCTTTTATAAAACCTGAGTGTGCCTTTGACCAGTGCTCTAACTTTTTAGCTGGTTTATTACTTGCTGTAATATGCTTAACCTTGTTAGTAGCTTCAACCTCACGGTTAATATCCTCCTCATTTATCTCATACTCAGTTACACCAGCTTCTTCATACCTCTTTTGTATTCTCCTAGCTGCCTCGTCCTTAGCTTTTAAACCCTCATCTACACTGGAATCCAATGAAGAGTCTGTACCTGCCGAAGGAGATGCTGAGTCCCCACTCGCTTCGGCTACTACTTCCTTTGGTACTTCGGGTGTTACTTGTTCATTATCCCCAAAGAACTCTGGAAACTTAGACTTTAGAGTCTCCTCATCATACTTGTTGCTGTTTGAAGTAGCAACATAGTCATTTAAAGCCCCCTGCTCATAGCCTTGAAGCTCTGGAAATTTTGACATTAATGTCTCTATGTCGTCTCCGTATTTACCACTATTAACTGTAGCTACGTAGTCGTTTAATGCAGATGTTAATTCGTCCATAATTTTATATTAAGTTTATCTTATCTTTCCCTTTGATTTTGTAGTAGGAGTATTAGTAGTAGTAGTAGTAGTAGTTGTCTCATCAGCTCCTTCAGCTGCCACCTCTTCTTCTGTAACATTATCTGAGAACTTATCGTCATAGTTAAATCCGAAGCCTTCTACTATCTTAGCAAACTGTGCAGCCATCTTGTGTGTGTCACTTACGTTTATAGTTACCTCACTAGTCTCGTCTGTAGTACCAACGTTTAAAGCCTCACCTGCTTTACTATCCCACTTATCCCACCAGTTCCAAAAGTTGTCGTTGACATTTATAGAGTACCCAGAGTCATCTAATATCTTCTGTGCGTCTTCTTCAGAGTCAACCTCCCTTAGCTTGTATGCTAGGTCGTAGTACATCTTACTCTTCTCAGCTCTAACTACCTCCTTAGTTCCCTTCTTATTCTTAGCCGCTAGGTTTTTAGCTACAGCTTCGTCAGTTAATCTTTTATTGGTCTTAGTAAACCTATCATCAACTGCTTCTGCTAATACATCAGCTGCTTTCACCCTAGCTGCTGCAAGTTTTCTAGCCGCCTCTTCTTTCTCCCCCTGTGTAGTAGGGGTAACCTTTCTAGTAACCTCCTTACCGTAAGCACCTTTGACCGCTGTGTTAATGTAGTTTGTAATCTTATCCTTATCTGCGGTATTAAAGCCCTTAAGCTTCTCCTCACCAGTGGCGTAGTAGTACCACTTATACATCTCTCTATCGCTACCTAAAGTACCCTCAATAAAGTCCTTAAGCGACTTCTCCTGCTCAGCCCCAAACTCTTGTTTTGTGTCTATAAACTGTCCATTTATTTCATCCCACTTGTTCTTACCCATAGCGGTTAGAACCTTATTAAGCTCACCAGTCTGACCGTGTACCTCATTAAAGTCATAAGGCTTATCTAGACCCTTCTTAATCTCAGATAAAGATTTATCCTCATACTTTACCTCACCATTCTCATCCTTTAGTATCTCTCCAGAGGTCTCATCCCTAACCATAACCCTAACCCTCCACTGGTCATTGTCATCTAGGTAAGGCACAGCCTCGTTCCTAGATAAGCCGTTCATGAAGCTTCTGTAAGCACCCTCTTTAATCTTACCCTTAGCATACGCCTCAGCGTATCCATCAAACATCTCCTTAACAATAGATGAGTCAGCCGATAGGTTCTTAAAGGAGGTCTGTATACTCCTACCCTTAGCCTTCATTATATCGGCTTTATTTGGGTCTGTAGCCCTTAGCTCCCTAGCCTGTCTAAAGTAGCTCTCAGCCCTCTGTATACCCTTCTCTGCCGCTAGTTTGAACATGTCATCCCTACCAGTGTTACCTGTAGCCTCTAATTCAAAGTTTGAGAAGTCTGTCTGGGTGTCTAATCTCCAAGTCTCATCCCTAGCCTCTTTTCTAGCACCCGCTTCAGCCTTAAACTGCTTCTGCTGCATGCCCTGCTGATTCAAACGGTCAGCTGCCTTATTTATCTGTGGTGCTACGTAATTACCAACCCTCTGTAGTTGACTGTATGCTCCTGCTCCTGCTTTAGCCATAGTTATTCTTTATTATTTAATACCCCCGTTTGCTTTATTTAACTGAGACATGAAGTCTACGTTTCCAGAGCCTCCACCGCCTATCTCACCTAGCATTCCTCCACCACCCATTCCACCTGTCATAGCTGACATAGCAAAACTATCTACAGCACCTGCTGCCGCAACTAGGTCACCCATACCCTGAGCCTTCATATCCATACCCACATCTAACTGCTTACCGTAACCTGCTAGCTCTTCTCCCTGACGTTTCTCCTGTATAGCTGCGTTATTAACATCCTGCCCTGCAGCCTTCATCTGTATATCCTTAGTAGCCTTATCTACATCAGCGGCTATATCTTGGTTTACTTTATTAGCAGACGCTTGTACCTGCCCCATTCCACCAACTACACCTCTAACACCTGCACTACGCAGAGCGTTAACCGCTGTAGCAGTTCCTCTGGCAGACTCCTCCCTCTGTATATCTGCTCCTACCTGACTAGCTGTAAGCTCTTTGTAGGGGTTGGTGATATCATCCCACTGAAAGTTATCAATACCCTGCTGCCCTGCTCTCATCATAGCCTTACCTTCCTTAATTTTACCGAAGCCACTTACTGCCCCACCTATTGCTGCTGCCATATTATTATAATTGTTTAATGTAAAAGTTTGTATTAGACTCTATATTTATAAAGCCACTGTTCTCTAAAGGTTTCATTAGAGCGTTTATTTTAGCGTGTGATACCATGCTTACGAAGCCCTGTGACTTCATTACTGTAGCTATGATAGTGTATAGATACTCCAGACCGCCCACCTTAAGCCTAGCGTCTGCAAGCGGGTTAGATGTTATCCACCCTACCCAGCATATATCCGTGTCTGTAACTATTATAGCTATGCTGTACAGGTCAACCTCATCCTCACCTACCGTAGTGGATACAGTAAAGATTCTGTTAGGCGTTGAGCTGTAGGGTATATCATTACCCTCAAAGGCTTCGTGCTTATCCCACCAAGACTGTAACCTCTTGTAGCATACTGACTTATCCTCTAGTCTCCAATTAAACTCCATGTTGTATATAAATTAGTAATGCAAAGATAGCAAAATAAACAATGCATTGTAAAAGAATTAACTGTAGCTCTTCATCACCTCAGCGTTGACTGCGAATAGCTCCACCTTCTCAGTAGAGCTGTTAGTCAAGTCCATCCTTAGGGTATACCCCCTTAGATTTCCTCCCTCTATCCTAGAGTCCTTAGCACCTAGTATATACTCACCCACCGCTAGGTCTCCTACAGCATCTAGTGTTATAGTACTATCTACTATAGCTGTAACTGTACCTATAACTAACAGGTCTGAACCTCTTATGATTTGGTCTCCTACAGTTAAAGAGATAGAGCCTCCGTTAAATGTAACGTCTAACCCTACTACTGCGTCAACTGTCCCTATACCATAGGTAGCCTTAGAGTCGAATGCTACATCAGACTCATTCCTTCTAGCGTAGGCAAACCATATGCCCTCCTTCTTAACAAACTCTACAGTGTGTATAGAGCTCTCCATGTAGTCGTCAGAGTTAGATATGTAAGCCTTTATTAAGGTCTCCCACGTATCGTTACCCTCTAGGCTTATAGCCTGTAGCTCCTTTATCTCAGACGGGTGGTCATTAACCATTACCCCTATCTTAGATGGTGAGAACTCTCCGTAGTATGTATTCCTATCCACATTATCTGAGTGGTGTTGGTATAGCTCCCCATCCTTAAATGAGAAGAACTTGTTATTCATCCCTAACATATCCTCTGGGAAGTAGGAGTGGAAAGATGTCCACCCCTTAGCCTTCTCATCAAACGTTAGTGTCTTAACCGCACTTGAGTTAACAACGTACTGGTCTAGGTAGGGGTCATATGCCCCTATCTTCTTAATATCTATAACGTCCTTAAACTCATCCTTAAAGAATGTCCTCATACCCGCCATAGAAATCTCAGTGATACCCTGTGCTCCTAATCTACATACACAGCCCCTCTTGGAGTCTATGAAGTAAACGTTAGCGGAGTCAAAGGCAAAGCTCTCTGGGTTTCTACTTATACCGTACTCACCAGTGTACATTACCTGCTGTCCTAATACGTCCTCTATGGTTGATACGTTTGATGTACCATCCGCATTGGTTATTATATTCTTACCGAAGAGTACCTTAGAAATCTTATCCTCCTGCATAACAAGTAGGTTAGTATCCCTAGCGTATAGCTTCTGTATGAAACCGTACTTCTTCTCTATATCCTCCTTATAGTTAGCCTTAGCTAAATTAAAGACCCCTAAGCCGTTTAAATTAGTATTCTCATTGTAGGGTTCACTGTATGTTATATCAGCGTACCTACGTACCTCTCTGTACCTCTCCTCGCTTGTTGTTGTAGGTCTAAGGTCTATATCTAAGTAGGTAGCTCTTAATTGGTTTCCGTCGTCATCTGTACCCACGTTTAATGCGTCTAAGTATCTGTATGACTCAGCACCGTTACCCTGTACGTAGCAGTTAAAGAAGTCGGACTCTATTATAGCTGTATCTTCTGTAAGACTCTGACTTTGTGTAGTGCCCTGATGTAGGTTACCTTGATGGTATGTACCATCTACTATGTCATAAGTCTCAGCTGTCTCGTAGTAAAGCTCTGTACCCTTATCCTCTGGTATAGTCTCAAATATGTTTGTACCATCTGTGTTGAGTATCTCAAGCTCTACGTGTGTGGTTATGTTTCTAGATGTCGTACCCTTTCTGTGAGCCCATACGTAGAACTTCTCTCCGTTTCTTAAATCACCATCCTCTGTTTTAGTAAAGCCATAACCATTATCATATGTACCCGCATCATGCCAAGGAAGTATTGGCTCTAATGGGTCTCCTGTATAATAACTACCTATGATACCGTTTGGGTTTAGTGGGTCTCTAGTGAAGTTCTCACCAAACGAACCTAAGTCTATAACCTCAGCCTCAAACCATTTCTGTACTGCACTTTTAGTTCCATTTATGGTTAAATCTAGGTCATTGGTATAATCCGCAAAAACCGTAAAAGTATTCTCATACTCAGCGAAGTAGGATATAGAACCCCTAGCCTTAAAGCTAATCTTTATCTTGACCCTAGAACCCCCGCTAAGTTGGTTATCTCCAAAGATTGGGCTTGTGTATGTCTTTGTAGGATACCTTAGGTGTGAACTACCTGAGAATGTCTGAATAGTAGACTCATCATAGGTCATATCAAAACCTACAGGCTTAACCTTCATATATAGACCAGACTCTTCGTCTAGTATATTAGTAGGGTCAGTTTCTGGTGTACCATCTGGGTCATCTCCTTTTATGAAATCCCTAGGCTGGCTAACTATATCTAGCACCCTTACCTTTATAATGTCCTCTACCGCACCACCTAAATCCGATTTAACAATAAGTGAGTCACCCTTAGCTACCTTACCTACATTAGCACCATCTAGCTTAATCCACCTATAAAGCCCATCCTCGTAGAACAGGTTTGTGTAGATAGTCTGGTACTTGCCTTTATTCTGTTTAAACACAAGCTTATACCTGTCAGCCCATTCTGGTGGCTTGTGGTTTATATCAACTATAATCTTATTCTTGAAAGTAGAGAACTCTTGGTCTACGTATATTGTATTATCTGGGTCTGTTAGAACTGTAGTAGTCCTACCATCTGCGTCAATGTATATTACACCTACCTCATAGCTCCTATTAGTCTTTACAGAGGAGTCTATAGCTATCTCTTTATAGTAGGCTTCACTACCTACATTAAACTGGAAGTTGGCGTACACTATATCTGTAGGGTCTGAACCTAAGGGCTCTAAGTCTACCTCATATGGCACTATAGGTGCTTTTATACTTATTGTTGTAGCAGTGGATGACTGTATGGTAAAACCAGTTATCGCAGGCATGCTTAATATATTATCTGGGGGAGACTCAATATCACTATCTGCTTCAAAACCTGCTGTTATTAGTGTCTCTACAAAGTATATAAAGTCAGGGTCTGCAGCTAGCTCTGCGGCATCTGTATATGATGTGTTAAGAATAAAGTCAAACGAGTCTTCATAAAAACCAGCGTAAGTCTCCTCATCAAGTCTAACTGTTATGGTTATCTTATTATCCCTACTTAGTACATAACCGTTAAGGTCTATGGTTAATAGGTCACCCGTGTAGGTGTTAGTCCCTACAGTTACATCCAAAACCTCTCCTGTTGTATCTATACTACTAAGTGATAGTGAGTAGTCCATAGCTACAGGGTCTCCACTTATATCTGTAAGGTCGTACTGCTCAACATAGTTACCGAAGGCTATCCTTGAGCCCATTAACTCTAAAGCCTTAGCCTTCTTAGGTATGTTATCAAACGTTCTGAATAACTCATCCTGTGGTAGTGCCACAAGAGATTTGTTGTTGGAGAATGTGAAGCTCTCTGTTGCATCATCTGCCCATAACTCCTCAGCCTTGTTAAAACTCTCTATAAGGAAGACAGTGTTAGAACCAGACTCCTTGTAAACCAACTCTACGTCTGTTACCTTGTAGTCTCCTGTGTTGAAGTCAATCTTGACAGCGTTAAAGCTATTAGACATACCCCTGTTCTCCATAGTCTGGTAGTCCATATCGAACTTAGAAGGTGCAAACTGGTAGTTAGTAAATGAAGATAAAGGTGATTTACCACCATCTAAGTGCTTATACCTGTATGCAAAGCTGTAGAACTTATTAACTAACTCATTCTCTTGTGTTGAAGCTGTGTAGGTCAGTGTTACATCTGGTGCATATCTAGGTGCTCTGTTTATTAGTGATATGTCCTGCTCATCAAAGCTGTCTGCTGTATATACATCCTTAGCCCTCTTAATGTTTATAACCCTCGGTGGGTTTAAGTCATCAGTCCATATAAGTAAATCCCTATCCGAGTCACCATTTATTATCTTTACCACCCCTGTTATAAGGTAGTCCTTACTAAAGTTTAATACACCGTCTGGGTTGGTGGAGTCTAGTAGTATGTTAATGTCAGTAGTCTGAGTATCATACTCCACCACTAAATCTCTAGTGTCAGACGCTACAAACCAGTACACCCTCTGTGCTGCACCATCAGCAAACGACCCTATAGTCTCTGCATTGGTTAAGCCAAGGTCTGTTAACTTCTCGTTACCCTTAACGTTCTCTATAGCTCCTACGTCAGAACCCTCTGTATTAGCCACCCTTATATTTACTGCATCAGGATACTGACCCTTAGGCAGAAGCCTCTCGTCAATATCCGTGTTCATCTTGCTCTGAACAAAAGTGTTCTGTAACTTCATATTGTTAGTCTAATATTAGTATAATTTCTCTAGCGTTTACAATGGTGTATAACTCCTTCTCAACCTTCACGTCGACTCCAGAGCTTATAGGGACGTATATAACATCACCTACCTTAACATTATCATCACCAGACACTACTACCTGTAAGCTTCTGTACTTCTTATCCTTAGTAGGTATCATTACTCTACCTACCCTCTCTACTACCTCATCTAAGTCTTTGCAACATATGTTGCTGTTTAACATCTTCATACTCTATTTAATTTTAATTACTGTTAAGCCTTGAACCATCTACTAGAACCCTTAAACACCTGTCTTAATTCAGCAGGTCTTATGGTGTTCATCCTTCTTTTACAAATCCTTCTACTGTTGAACCAATCCTTCCTAGCTAAAACCTTAGCGTTAGCAGGGACGTTCTTACGCCTCTCTATTAGCTTCCAGTACATCCAGTTGTATACTGAGTCCTCTGCGAACTTATGTATCTTTAAATCTACCTCTGCTGAGCCCTCACAGCCTGTGTACAGACCGTCTGATATGTACTCCAAGACAACCGTCCTACCGAACACCTCTGACCCAAACTTTATTAAACCATTATTCTTATCCACCACGTAGCTCCCATTGGAGTATACGTTAGCCATATTCTTATTAGGGTTAAAGGCATCCCCACAGAATGTGTAAGAGTTTGCTGTACCACCCTCACCACCTGCAGCTAATTCTGCTAAGCCCTGTACATCATCCTGTAGTGCACAGCCGTCATCATCAAACAGTATCTCGTAGCTGTCACCCTGTAGGTAGTCCCTAGCAATATTGGTGTAGCCGTTAGAAGCCATTGGACGTAGTAGGTTGTCATCACCTAACCACGATATCCTTACGTAGTTTACAAAGTCAGGTGGAAGCGTCACAGTGAGCTGGTCACTAAGCTCTAAGGACATTACCTTAACCTCCTGTATTGAGTCGAAGTAGAGTTCTCTAAAGGCTCTCCTCGCTTGGAATAGCACCTTGTGCCTAGGGACGTTGGATGCGAAATCATCATCGTCTGTAGACATCATGTAGTTGTTTACTATATCCTCTAGTGTTATATACTGATAGCTACCATGTAAATCTTGGTTCTCGTAGTAGTCTGCTGATGGTATTATATTTACTGGCATCTATATTAGTTTTTTACGTTATCCTTATCCTTCATTAGCTCCGCCATCTTAACCACCTCTGGCTCTCTAAGGTTGATTCCAAAGTAGGTAAGCATCCTTAGTATGATGTTGTAGAACTCTGAGGAGTCTAACTCGAAGTCTTGGAATGAAGCATTAGAAGGGTCATACATCTCCTTATTAGCTACTATAGTGTAAGTCCATTTAGGGTTTAGAGGCTTTCTAATGTACCTAAAATTAACAGAGGTAATAGTAGTAGGGTAGACCTTTAAAGTGCTCCCAAACCACTCGTAAACAGGGTACAGCTCTGTAGGAGCGACCTCTGACCTAGCCATAATAGCTATAGCACTCCTCTCCACCTCATCTATCAAGATACCTGCTGAGGTCGTAACCCCTTGGTCTTCTATTACATACATATCTGATGGTAGGTCTACAAGCCCAGCGGTTACTGTACCATTAGCTGTTGCAGCAAAAGCACCTATATCCTCCCTATTCTGTAGCGGTAGGTTAGCGTACCCTCTGTTTGTGAACCCCCTATTCTGCAGGTTCTTAAACTCATTAGCGTCCTTGAAGTAGCCACTAAATATCTCATTCTGTACATTGATTGCTATGAGGTTGAACTCCTCTGGTGATATATAGCCTTGGTTCTCTTTGTTGATTATAGTCAACAGCACTTTATAAATCGTGTCTATCATTGTGTGTATTTTAAGTGTTACAAAGATAAGAAAAATTAGGAAGCAATAAAAAACCCCACAATATGAAACTGCAGGGTTAGGTTATATATTTAGAGGTTATTAACTCCTCTTCTTAATCTCTTCAGAGACTAGCATGCCTTCATCCGTTGATAGGAAGTCTGCGAAGTGCTCTGTAAGCTCAATACCCCTAGGTGCTGAGACGATTACCTTGCCATCCCTTACCCATACCATGGACTTGTTGTTGCTACTCTTCTTGATGATTGACTCCTTGATTGCTCTAAGAGTAAAGTACTTACGTGTGATGTAGTCGTCCTCAAAGATTGTAACGTTACCATTGTCGTCACAGAAGTAGAACGGGTCTGCCTCTATCTCTTGGTATATACGCCTCTTAAGAGATTTTACCTTCATTATAGACGCACCCTGTACATCATTATCCAGCACTGCTACCACAGCCTCTAACTCATATTCTCCTCCATCCTTTAACGCCTTCTCACGAACAGCGTTGTAGATGTCAATCTTAATCTCATCTAATACTAAATCATTCTCTGCCTCTGCCTCTTCATTAATCTCCTCAAACCATGTCCCACCATTCTTTACATTATCTGGGTGGGCGTCTAAGAACTGCTGCGTTATCTGAGCCTCACGAGGTATCTCAATACTACCGTGCATAAAGACGATAGGCTCAACATACGCATAGTCAGACTGCTTATCTATAAAGATTGACTTCTCACTAGGACAATGCCTGATAGGAATACTAAGTTCCTGCTTGTCATCCCAAACTAAAAGCTTCTTGTTTTTTCCTGTTTTCATTATAAAAGCTAGACCAGAACGGTCATCCGCTAATCTGTACTCCTTAGATGTGAGTACTTTCTTTGTTGTAGTCCTCTTAGGGTCTACCTTCTTTGCTACTGCCATTGTATTATATTTAGATTAAATTACTATTGAAATAAATAATAGGGAGAGATTTAAGCCCCTCCCTATTAGTACTATATTACTATGCTCCTTCAAATAACATGAAGTTGTTTGCACCTGTAGTACAAAGCATTCTTTCAGATAAGTGATGAACTTTCATTACATCCTCGTCGTCAGTGTAAACCCCACCTACAGTACCTGTTACCCAAGTTTTGTATTTACGATTCTCTGCTCCCGCTACTCTGTACTTAGACTGTAAGAATGGTACAGTGATTTTCTCACCTCCACCGTTACCGTTGTACTCACCCTCGTAAACCTCCTTAGTCCCAACTGGGATTAAAGCTCCACGAATCTTACCAGCTGCTGCTGCTACTGAACCTAACAATGTAGGGTCGTTTAACAGCTTCCAGTCAGTCTTGAAGAAGTTATAAGAACCTCTAGTGAACCCTTTGAAACCTAAGTTTACAGCCATGTCCTTGTCGTTATCAAACATTCCGTAAGATATACCAGTGGCATGCCCTGCATTTAATACTCCTAACATATTGTCGATACTTAAAGACTGGTCTCTATCACAGTAGAACATGTAGTCTTGAATCTTACCCTGTGCGTCGAAACGTTTCACAACCTCATCAACGTCAGCAATATCTCCTAAGATACCTGCGTATGTGTTACCTCTCTTACGGATAGCTTCAAAGAAACCTTCTGTACCTGCATAGCCGTTAGCCTGTGCAGCAGAACCATTCTCTGCCTTCTCTCCTAAGATTAAAGAAGTCTCTAATCTATCTTCCCAACGTCTACGAGTGTCTTTTTCAGACTCTAAGTACCATAAGTACCCTCCTGCAGATGTCTTAACCCAACCAATTTGAGTTGCGTCAGAACCATTAACCTCATACTTATCCTTCAAGATGATAGGCTTGTTGTCTAAGATTGTGAAGTCAGTCTCTAAAGACCCTTGAGCTCCATTAGTACCCTTACGGTACTCAGAACCATCTACAAACGCTGTGATAGCTGTTGTACCTAACGCAGTGAAACCTGCTGATTTGTAAGGTGCTACCTCAAAAGTACCTGCTGCGTCATCCACAGCTATAATGATACCTCTACGTTTTACAGAACCATCCGAAAGATGTACTGTTTCATTTAAACGGAATACGTGCCCTGCTTTAGAGAATACGCTTCCAGAACGAGTTACGTCATTGTACACTGTGTGTAGACGACCTTCCTCAGTCCATATATACTTATCTGATGCGAAACCACCCTCTGCTCCAAGCATGTAAAGCATTCCAGATACAGACTGCTTACCATAAATGGTAGCTATTTGGTCGTGAGTTTCTGGTGCTTCTTGACTTGAATAATCAAATAAAGAGATGTAGTTAGTCTTCAATACTGCTTTAGTAGAAGTAGGTGTTACCTTCGCACTTGGTGATGCATTTAATGCCATTATTATAAAATTTATCTATGTTATTATTATCTGTTTTATCTACCTCGGATAATCTTCATTCCCTTGTTACCTAAATAGTTATCCAGTCCCTCAATCTGTACTCCGTTGTTACCCTGTGGTAGAGCTGACTCGTTAGAGCCTCTCCTATCCAAGGTAATGTTCTTAGTCTCTCGAACTACTGTATCTGCACCAGAACTCTTTCCCTGCTCGTAAGCTAGCTGTAGCATCTTGTCCATGTTCTGCACTATAGCAGCATCCTTAACAATTGCTTGATGATTCCAAGAGCCATCCTCATTCTTCCAATGCGGGGCTTCCTGTACCATCTTTACTATCTCACCAGAGTAGTTGTCTGGTAGCCTATAATCTAAAGATACATTCTCTGCTAAGTTCAACTTAATAGTCTTTAACTCGGCAGCACTGTTGGCTATTGTTTCGCTGTAAGCCTTATTGTCTACAACGCTTTGAGCCTTCAGCTCCTTGTACTCTTTAGCGATAGCTAAATCTTGTTGGTGCTCTGGTGTAAGATTAGCTGGATTGGGGTTACCTAAGTCAGAAACTAACTTATTTAACTCCTTACGACCCTTTGACGCATACTTCTTAAGCTCTAGATTCTTAATCGCTATCTCGTTGTCAAAGTCATCTTCCGATGATAAGAACTTCTGGGAAACTTCTAACTCGATTTCATCCTGTGTTAGTTCGGGAAACTCAATCTGCAGAAACTCTCTTGCAATATCAGCGTCCGACACTGTGGTGTAATCCTTTTGAAATTTAATCCAGTCCTCTATCGGTCTACCCGTCTTGTCTCTCCATTCAGCTAACTCCTTCAAGTAAGGGTCAGAGTCAAGTGGACTACTCTCGGTCTTAGTTAGTTCATCGAAACCTTTCACCTCTCTCCCTAGCTTCTCGCTTAGGTACTTAAGGTGTAGTTCCTCACTAATCTCGACAGGAGTATTCTCAACTACTGGCTTACTTAATTCATTAGCGACTGGTTCAGAGTCTGTATTTAAAGAACGTTTATCCTCATCTGCATTCAATGCAGTTTCAGTTACTGTTGGTGGAACATCAAACTGTCCAGTCTCTTGGATTTCATTTGATGTGTCCTGTATTACTGGAGTGCTAGGCTCTGACTCTGCTGCTGCAGCTACTGCATCTGGTGCAGGTGCTTCTCCACTCGTGTCTTGTACCTCTCCACTTAAGTCAATGTCCATACTTGAGTTGGAATTGTCTCTATATCCTCCTGTTTTCATACTGTTGTAATTTTATATTTTATTTAACTATTTATACTTGCAAATATACGAAAAAAAGCGTATGGTCGTTTTTTAGGACACGTTAACGTCCTCCATACCTATGTTTCCAGATATTGAGTCGTTTGCTGACTCAAAATTCATAGCTGGCTTATTGAACTGCTTCTGCTCTGCTATCTTAGATGTGGCTGAGTTCTGCTCCCTCTGCCTTGAATCCTTCCTGTCGTTATCGTACCTCTTCTGGTCGTTAGCTAGGTCTGTCTCAGCACCCTTAATCTGCATGTTGTAGTTGAACTCCTTCTCCATCAGCCTCATCTTAGCCTCCTCTTCTGCCTTTATCTCAGCTAGTCTACCCTGAGTCTTAGCCTTTATCTTAGCAAGCTCGGACTGTGTAGCAACTTGAATCTCCTGCTGCTTGCCCTGTGAAGCTGCCTGAGTAACCTGTAGCTGACCTTCGTTGTTCTTCTCAATCTTCTGCATCTCCTGCTCACGCTTAAGCTTGTCCCTCTTAACCCTTCTGGTCTTAAGTAATGCGTTAGCTAGCTTAATGTTGGATATGGTTCTAATATCCTGAGCGTCGTCTACTGTTATACTATCCTTAGATACAGCTGCCTGTATATTCTGCTCTAGGTACTGCTTGTCCTGAGCATCTGGTCTAAGGGTTATAATGATACCTAAGTCGTGTAGGTGGTAGTTCTTTAACGCCTTTAGCGTCTGTACATTAACCATACCTATAGCGTTTGTGTAAGCCTCCTTTAGGTTCGAGTACTCAAAGATATCCTTAAGCCTTAGAGATAGTCCCTCTCCAAGTCTCTCGCTAATATTAAGTACTGAGTCTAGTATGTGTCTGGTAGCCGTGTTAGAGTTTAAAGCTAACTGCTCCTGTACACCTACAGCCATCTTAGGGTTTGGTGTTGATGCATCAGCTCCCACTGGTACACCAATAGCATCTCTAAGTAGTGTAAGGTAGTGGTTGTATGCAGAGATTAGTCTGTCAAGACCATCTACTATACCATTCTTTAGCTCTCTAATTGGTTCTTTACCGTGGTTGTACTCTCCAGCATAATCCTTAGAAGTACCTAGTACATTACCAGTCTCATCATAAATCTTAATAACCTCAAGCGGTGTTAAGAAGCTACCGTCTCCCATGTCTATCTCACTCAAGCCATCCACATCAATGAACACCCCGTTAGGTCTAGACTTAGCAATAAGCTGCTGTAGCTTGATATGAATCTGCTGCATCTGGTCTACGTAGGGTATAATGTTTCCAATAAGACTCTTAGTCCTACCCTGATATAAATCTGGTGAGTAGAATAAGTAGTTAGGTAACGTCTTGTTTAGGTAGCCCTTAGGTCTAATCATGTTCTCACAAAGCTTGTAGTTAAATACCTTGTCAGTCCCTAGTATTAAAGAACCCTCGTACCATACGTCTATAACCTTCTTAGATACATCGAACCCCTTAGCGTTGTTCTTCTTCTTAAAGGTACTCTCCCTCTTAGTCATCTTAAAGCCACCGTTAGCTGTGTACTTCTTCTTGTATGATAGTGTCTTTGTAGACTTGAATGTGAAGTGTAGTACGTCAACCATACTACCAGCTAAGTCGCTCTCTCTGAAGTTATCAGACTGCCCTGTCTGGTGGTACTTGTTCCACTCACTTGTACTAGCCCCAATCTCTAGAAGCTCTTCATCTGAGAACTTACCGTTAGATAACCTCTTTAGTTCATTGACAGTCATTCTCTCAACCTCTCCGAAGTAGTGTACCTTCTTGTAGTTCCTATGCTTAGCATAAGAGTGTACACAGTCCGCAGGGTCTACCCAGTCAATGACGATACCCTTGTTAGGGTCTGTTCTATGCTTAACAGCACCTACACCTAATGTAGCTACATCCTCTATAACCCTAGACTGGGTCTCATCAAAGTCGTTAAGCTCTAATGTATACTTTATAGCCTCCTCTGCTGCAATCTCAATAGCAGGCTTGTACTTTAGCTTCATATATAAATCCAACTCCTCCTCTGTCTCTGGAATCTCATCAGCGTTTGGTGGTACAACACTAACACCTAGAGCCTCCTCTGCAGCTCTCATAGTTGGTAGGGTGTCCATAAGACTCTGTATACTAGCCTTGTAGTCCTCCTTAAGGTTTGTGGAGTACTTATCAACAGCGTCTGCCTTTATATCAAACAGCCTCTCAGTCATCTGATTAGATAGCAGCTTTACAAACTTAGGTACAATCTGAAGAGGTCTCCAGTCGTAGTTACTGTAAGACTCCTCATCACCACCTGTAATTAAATCCTTATACAACTTAGTGTCCTGCTCACCTCTGGCATATAGCCTAAGGTTATGGTACTGCTGACGCTTGTCTAAGAAGTTACACATACTACCGTTAGGTCTGTACCACCACTCATACTCGATAGCCTTAGCCATGCTTAGTCCGTACTCTTCAGTAATCTTCTCCTCATCTGGTGCTAGAGGGTTAGGGTAAGACCTCTTGGTTAACATTTTCTTATTTTGCATAATTACTATTTTTCATTGTTACTTGGCTGCCTATCGCACCCTTGTTGTTATATTTCTTTAATAGACTCTTTACGTGTATTCTCTTTACTACTTCCTTCTTACCTCTATAACGCTCTGTATGACAAGCCATTATTGCTAGTCCACTAGAGATTGTTGCATCATACTCAGTCCTCTTATCTGGGTTGAACGCTAGCCAATCCTTAAGCGTCTCCTCGAAAGGCATATCACCCATCTCTCCCTGAGGTCTTACCTTCTGCTCTTCATTGTTATAGACCCCTACGTAGTTTTCAACCCACAGACCTATAGCGTTCATATGCGAGTCTAGTATATCCTTACCTGACATCACCTGACCACCATACTCTAACTCATTAGGGTTTAGCTTAGACTTAGGTCTATCCAACCTATCCATACAGAACGCTCTATACCCTCTATTCCTCATGTGACGTAGCAGGTCAATCCTATTAGACTCCACTAGTATTGGTGCACCATAGAACCTACAGCACATAATAACGTCCTCAAAGAACACAGTCTCATCAGTAGGTCTGGCTAGATACTCCAGCACAAACTTGTTAGAGGGTGCTCCACCATCTGGACTTACAATAGTCTTTCCATGTATACCACCCTTTGAACCCTTACCGTGTGTAGACTTTAATGAGAAGGGGTCACACCCCAACCTTACACACTCTAAGTTAAGTGGGTAGTACTTCTCTCCCAGCCTCTTAACAGCGTTCTTTAAGTCCTCTGTATTATCAACCTTTGAGGGCATCCAAGATATCTTAAACCTACCCTTATCGTCTGGGTAGAACTCTACATCCGTGTCAACCACACCACTCCTCCACTTGAAGTTACCCCTAGTGTATAGAGACTCCTCTGGTAGTGTAGCGTCGTAGTCAATCTGTTCGTATAGTTTATTGATGTTAAACACACACTGAGATTCTTCATCCCTAAGGGCATGCTCTAACGTCCTCGGATACGTCCTCAGCTGCTCGTTAAGAGCCTTATCTGACTGAGCCTTCTTCTGCTCCTCTACAGCCAATAAGTATTCAATAGAGCCTCTCTCTATGAGTTCTCCTGATATGTTATATGTCTTAACCTCTGGCTTAAGTACATGACACTTGCCGTACTTATCCGTGTACTCCTCCATATTATCCTGTGCAGGTAGGAAGTACATATAAAGACCTGTTGAGGTCTTCTTGGTTATAACGTTTCTTTTACTAACCTGAGAGCCGTTTATCATCTCCACGTACTGGTCACCACCTTTAGCTCTAGCTCCCATAGTTGAACCTATGTAAGCCTTACCTACAACCTTACCGTTAGGCATCATTGTTGGAGCTACCATACCTAGATGGACGATATAATCATGTGGCTTCATCCACTTAGCAGCCTCATCCCCTAAGTACCCATCTAACTTCACCGAGTCATATGAATCATTCTTAGTTGGTCTGTGGTCTACACTAGTGTTTAAATAGTCTTTAATGCCTGTATTACGAGTCTTCTTAGCCTCCTTGGAGTTGTTAGATGGTTTACCAAAGAAAAGCTCGTTAGGGCTATCCTCCTTGCCTCTCACGACAGGTCTAAAATAGAACGGTAGGGATAGGAACATGTATGACATCTTGTCAAACGCCTCCTGTACATCATCCCCTGACTTAGAGGTCATACCGAACTTACTGTTAGGTGTTGTAGTGGCTTGGTTAAGTAGTACACATAGTACAGCGTACGTAAACCCTGTACGTCTTGACTTAACAAACAACTGACCTAGGCATCTCTTATCTGTGATACACGCCTGTATGTGGTAGAACATATTTAACTGTGCAACCCTAAAGTCCATGTAGCCACCGTTATCCAGCATGGCACACCACTGTAATGCAAAGTAGTGGTGACCTGTTAGGTATACAGCCTCTCCGTTGTTGTAGAACCAAAGACCCTCTCTACGTCTCCTGTACTCCTCTTTAATGTACTCATCCCAGAGCTCTACATTGTCTGGGTTAATCTCCTCTGGTGCTTGCTGTCTTACCCAGTGCTGCTTCTTCTGAGGCAGGTTGTGGAACAGTATCTTAGTCTTGTCCTCTGGCTCTTCTGGTAGTGTGATAGATAAGTCCTGTAGAACTATCGTCTCACCTACTGTAGAGTGTGGGCATATATTTACTCCGTCGGTATCTTCGTTATACCAGTCCTTAAAGTAGTTCTTTATGTTGTAGCTAGCCTTCTTAGCGTAGACCTCTGGGTATCCTAGCTTAAACTCTTTGTCTGAAAGGTCTAGGTTACCATCCTCTAGCTTATTTCTTAAGTCAATTAAAGCCTTATCTAGGTCGAATACAGACTCTAGTATAAATGACTTAGCTGCTATGGCTTGGTTGTGGCTTGTTGCGTCTAACTCTGTGTAGTCAATCTTCTGTCTAAGTGCGTGTCTTAGTGTAAGTAAAGCCTTGTCTCCTGCGTGTATAACACCCTTAACGTACTCTACCAGTATCTCCTGTGTAGGTGCGTTAGGCGACCCCGACCACCTCATTAGTATATCCTTAGCCGACTTGAATGAGGATACCTTAGACTTCATGATAATCTGCATCTTCTCTGGATTGAGAAGGTCGTCATCATTGAACCTGTACTCTAGACCCTCTATTACAGTGTCTAGTGCTAGTTTTATGTCCGAGCTTAATCCTATCATATTACAGCCAAGATATCGTTTGTTGACATCTTATATAAGGTCTCACCGTCTATGTTAAACTCGTACTCACTCCAATAAGAGAACACCACCTTATCACCAACGCTTACACCTCTTCTTGTTAACTCATCGTTAGGGTACTTTATAATACCCTGTAGCTTAACCATCCCATTGTGACTCTTTGCATTATCACTGTTGATTATTACCCTACCTATTACTTCATCCTCCTGCTTGATAGGTTCAACAAACACAAAGGGTCTGATAGCCTGCCACTCACCACCACGTCTGTACATAAACACCTCTGTTAGTGGTATGAAGTACCTGTTACCCTCTAGGTGGTAGTTTGATGACACCCTCTTACCCCTTAAGCCGTTTCTAAGCCTAAACATGTTATGGTGTACCACGACCTCATCACCCTTCTCTATGATAGTGAAGCTTGGGGCTTCTACAACCTTAGCTACCCTGTTGATGTGAGCCACACTTTCAATAGTCGAGTTGACCACCAACCCATCTATCTCGTTCTTGTATGCATCATCAACCTCTACTATTATATAGTTTATAGTCATTACATGAAGGTTATATCATTCTCTATATGTATAGGCATGTCTATTATAGTCTTCCATAGCATCGTACCAACCTCTTGGCTCTCTATGTATATGTTGTACCCCAGCTTATCTCCCTCTACGTACTCTAGCATGATTGAGGATATTGTGTACATCTGACCTAGTAGGTTTATCTCCTTTCCAACCTGATAATGTATCGACCCGTTTGGGTAGTCTCTGCCTACTGATATCTTTCTTATAATCTTCATAATTGTATTCATTTTAAATTTAATACAAAAATACAAATTATTAGCACACCTCTGTTTTTATTAAGAGGGACAACGGGTTAGAGCTGCCCCCCTTTTATTAATTGTAAACTCTAACTTCTAAATTGCTTTTATTCTATCAATCCTATAATAAATCTCTTCTGATAAGGCAGTGGAATTAAGGCAGGTTATAGTTACCCTGTTTAAAGAGGGGAATGATAAAGATTCACCATTCTCTTCTTGTTGCCAGTACGTTGGAAAAGTTGCTGTACTTCCTGTATTACCTGTGATATAAATCTCTTTCTTTTGGTAAGTACCCGCAGCAGGAAGGTTGGTATCTGAGAAGGTCATATTACCCGACGCTGAAATCCCGAATTTTACTATCTCAGGAGTACCCCAGTTTAATGTTCTTGAACCAACACCACCGCTACCCGCAACGTTTGAATTTGTGACAGCATAAATAGTAATATTACCCGCAGCATCCGCTACCTCTCCGTTAACGCTTAGTGGTAGTATACCTGATGCATCGGGAAAAGTATAGGTTCTTTTGGCTGTTATAGCAGAGCCGTCTAAGTCAGCAATTTTTGAAACATTACCATAATATATACTTAAATAGTCAGCAGTAGTTGAAGTCAAAGAAACATACCCAGCCCCAGCTATAGACGCACCCAGTGTTGCTGTTTTTAAGTTTAATGAATTTGAAGTGTTAGATGAATCTTCAACTAGTATTCCTTTATTAATTTGTAAACTTGATGTTAAACTATATACTCCTAAGTCAACAGGAGCTGTTGCACCTGTATAAGGTACAAACCCCAAACCAGTACTAAATCCTTGTGCAGTAATCCACTCTTTAGTAATTAAACTCTTTCCAGTCCCTTCTCCATCAATTAAAGCTGTAGTTAAACTTGGTACTACTACTGTCCTGTCATTATTAAGGGCTAAAACTATATCTTGAGTACTCTCTATAATACTAGTACTAGCGGCATTCCCTAATCCGAATATAATATCCCCAGTATTATCATTAGTTAATATTTTAATGTTCTTAGAATTAATAAGCCCTACAGCCCTTAACCACGGTGCGTAGTAGTTAGTATTCTGTATACCCATGTAGATTCCATCTCCAAATGGGTCACTATTTATAACAGCTCTGAATCCTGATAAAGCGGCATTATCTGTTGTGTTTGTGTTATTTATAATATATCCCGTTGCTTTGTTATTAGAACTCTCTACATAAAATCCATCTCTTTCTTCTACAGACTCTAATCTTGTTCCAAAATAAGCATCTATGGGGTTTACTACTTCCTGTAATAAAGAAGTAAGTGTGCCATTAGGTGTACTAATACCTGTCTGGTAGCGTATGTTGTCTATATATAGAACAGGGTGGTTGTGTGCTTCAATAGTTATCTTACTAACATCTACCAAGGCACTACTCGATATATCAATACTACTTATTGGTATCGCTACCGTCATCCAAGTGTCATCATTCGCAGAGTCAAACCCAAATGGTAGTATCGAGGTGTAATTTAATTGAATCTCTATCTGTGCAGCTAAGCTGTCCTCTAGCCTGATTACTAATCTTGTAGAGCTTTCCCACCGTTCCGATTGCTTTAACTGAAATATCAATGCACCGCCACTGTCGTAAGTAACAGGTGTGCCAGCCGTAAGAGTAATAGCCTCATACTGATTCACGTTTAAATTACTAGGGAACTTTATGTTGTATGAACCTGAAGGTATACCAACAGTAGTATCGTCAGACACTACACCAGTCCCCAGAAGGTTTGTCACATCCCACTCAGCAGGGTCTCCTAAGTTCTCGTCGTAAACCTTTTCAGTAGTAATACCTATAGGACTTCCATTAGCAGGTACGTAGATAGCCGTAACCCTTAACTGAACTCCAAACACTAGAGTTGGCTCTTGTGGGGTAGGGGATGGAACACCTTTAAGGACTATTACATCTCTAGAAATGCCATCGATAACAATTAAATCTATCCTGTCGTCTACCTCTCCAACATCTGGAGCGTCTAGAGTTATTAAGTTTGGACTACCACTATTACCAGCTATATAAGATACACTACCTAAAAGAACATACTGGTAGAACGACCATTGGAATATTAAATCCTCTTCTGTCCAAATAAAAGCACCACCAACTATAATTCTGTCTACCTCTTTGTTAGAAAGCCCGTTTATAATCTCAGTGTTGTTCTCAACCTGCTCTATCAACGCTGCGTCCCTAGCTGTAACTATAAAGCTAAATACAAAGCTTGAACCCTCCTGCATAACCCCAATACTAGTAGTACCTATACTCTCAACCGTAAGTGAGTAGGACTCTGTGTTTGTTACAGACGCAGTTACCTTAAAGAAGTAGTACCTGCTGTTACCGTCCCTTAAACACATAACCACGTTCTGTTGGTTAGCTACTAGGTTGTCAAGAACTAGTGACATGTCGTTCTCGTTTATATCCTCCTTACTGATTACAATATCTGTAATAGATAGGAACTCTAGAGTGTCATCGTTTGTGTTAAAGTAACCACCAACCGTCGTAGCGTCCTCAACAGCTGAGAACTTGTACACCGTAGTAGGTACACCATCAGCATTCTTGATGATGTCTATTAAGGTGCTAAAGTCGTAGTTTACAGTCTTACCATTGTTATCCTCCTTACTACCTACAAAGTAGTCATCTAGGTTAGGTACTACTACTGGGTATTTGTTCTTGTTCTTAATTCTTGCCATTGCTTCTATATTTATTAGAAATTAAATCTTTTACCGTACTTAAAACCACTTTATATCTGTCTTCATTTGTTATTTATTTTTACGCCATTCTTTAGTAATCTTTTCAGCACTTCTAAATCCAAAGTAACCACCATAAACTAAAAGCAACAATGAAGATAGTAAATCTATCCAATTGTCGGCTATTGTAAAGCCTTCTAATGAACTATCTAATATGATGTAGACGAATAGGGTTATAGTTAGAAAAGCAAGGCTTAGAGGTCTTATATTCTTACTTAACCAAGAATCAGACATCATATCAGCAGACCATCTTTTAGTAACCTCTTGCATCTCGATAGTGTCTTGTTTC